TGAGCTTGAGGTTTACCTCCTGAAGTTGTAGACCTGCGATCTTGTTTTTAGCGTCGAGAATCTGCTCGTCAGTAAGTAGAGGTTTAAGCTGAGCCAGCCTACTTTGTTCGTTGTTAATTTGCTGCTGCACCAGTAGCAATTCGTTTGCGGTTATCAGGCGTTCTGCCTCTTGCTGAGTAAGGGTGTTGTTTAGCTGAGCGATGCGTATGGCAATCTCTTCCTGCATCTTGGCAAGTTCGAGTTGCTTGGTGCGAATATTTGCTGCCTCGTTGATCGCTTCTTGGATACGCAGTTGTTCCTGTAGCTTGTCTGCTATCTCTATCTCTTCGATAAGCTGGTCCCGCTTTATCTTCAGCGCGTTCACCCCTTGAGTTACTATCTCTATGCTTGCTGCTCTATTCTGGTCATAAAACTCTTTTATTTCCTTGTCGCTATCTGCTTTAATTTGTGCAATTTTTTGCTCTTTGTCTATAAGAGCGTTGATGGCTTTTTCTTCGGCTGTGCGTCCCAGGGTGCGTTGTTTTTCAAGATCTAAAATCTTCTGCTTAGCAAAAATTTCTTCGTAAGTTTTGTCGAGAAGAAGCTGGACTTTTGCATTGGCTTTTTCCAGTTCTTCGTTAGGCATCTTAAACGCTTCGCTCAAACCCTTAAGCCCAGGAATACTTTTAAGCCAGTCGCCTGCAGCACTAAGTATGCTATTGATAAATTTAAGTGCTACGGCCAAACCCTCTGTCAGCAGGCCGATAAATACATTGAGCGGTGCTTGTATTATCGAGAACAGGCCGCCTAGAGCAGCAGTAAGATCATCACTACCCTTCTTAGCTATAGCAAATGAATTCTCAATATCATCTTGAGTACCAGCGCCGATCCCGGTTTGTTTGGTAATCTCTTTTTGTATTTGTAGGCGAGCTTGGTCTAATTCACCTAAGCGAACTAAACGCTCTACTTGAACTTCAAATGCGCTGTTTACGAATAGCACACTATCGCGCAGCCCATCTACGTTTAGTGTCTTTGCAGCAGCTTGCAGCTCCGCAAATTTTTCTATTACTTCGTCTACGTTCATACCCACAGCCGACATCGCAAGGCTCAATGCCATGCCCCATGGGTTTCCCATTGCTCCGCCGGCTAGACCGCCGAGGAAACCACCTGCGGCTGCGCCGGGTCCACCGCCAAATAAGAGAGGGAACGCACCACCAATAATGGCGTCTGCCATACCCGGTTTGGCGGCTAGTTTGCCGAACAATCCTGGTTCTGTAGCGGGCGGTAGTGCGGGTGGTTTACGTCCTTTTTCATACTCGGCATAGACTTCTCGTGCTTTTTTGCGCACCCGCTCTAGGCGAGCCACCCTTTCTTCCTCTGTTTTTGCGATTTTGCGGTTGATCGATTCAATGGTCTGTAGACCGCGAGCTTGCTCCTTCAGCATTTCGCTGCTAGGTAAAGCCTTAACTTGGCTCAGTTTGACTGCCGAGAGGTATATACCCTGATAAATCTGGGCAAAGTGATTAAATGCAGGAATTTGCTGTTGTGTTGCTGCCGAAAAACGCAGAGCCATGTCTGCGGCAGCCTGCGTTCGAGCGGCTAATTTGCCCGCCGCACCAACTAGCATTTCGTAATTTTGTAGGGCCGCTCTTGCCCCACCGCCTAAACCGCCAACCACTTCTCCCTTGAAGGCTGTTTGACCAGCCATTGGCAGTGCCTTCGGTCCACCAAACGTGAACTGCATACCGGCACCCGCCGCCGCTTGTGCTGCTTCTGCAGCTGCAACTTCTCTTAGTAATCGTTTACGATCTTCCAATCCCCGCATGATTTCGCGGTTTGCTGCTAAATACGCGCTTGCTGCGTCTCTGGCACGGCTGGTGCCTAAAGCGGCCTTGTCAAAGGCATCAGTGGCATCTTTTAAAGCAGAATTCAGATTACGAATGCTGCGAACAAAATCACCGTCAAATGCCTGCTTTGCATAATTGTTGAATCTATCTACACCTTTTGCGGCTGCTTCGATCTTCTCCTGTAGTGCCTTTACATCCTGGATACCCTTAACCGCAATAGCGATACTCGCGGTATAGGCCACGGCTGTAGCTCACTGTGATCTGGTACTTCAGTCTACGGCGTTAAAAAGCCGCCGGGTTAGCGGCGGCGAGCTTTTTTGTAGGCGGCCTCCTCTTCGTCGGCACGTATCTTGTAGTACACGTACCAGGCGGCGAGTTCGTCTTCCGTCATCCGGTTGCGGAGTTCGCTTAAGGTCATCCCCAGCTTTTCGGCTACGAAAAACTGGGTGCGCATGGTTGCGTCCTTTTTTAAGGCAGCCTCAAGCGCTTTTGGTGTCGATTTCGCCTTCTCCTTCGGTAAGGATCGCCAGCATCAGAGATTGAAGATCCTTGTCCTTGACTTCGTTCTTGAGGATGTCGATCTCCCCAATCTTGAACAGCTTTTGGCCGCTCTCGTCGCAGGCTTTGCTGATGAGTAGCTGCAGAGCAAATTGGGTTGCGTCGTCGCTCTTAGCTTGCTTCTGTGCTCGCTCGCGCTCGGCCATCGTCAGTGGGGTTACCCACATTTCAAATGTCGAACCGTCACTGAGATCTACAACCCGCTTGGTGGGTTCCAGATTGGCTGCCTTCCGCAGGCGATCCAGTGCGCTAAGTGAGGTGGAGGTAGGCATAAAAATGCTCTGTGCGACCAAACTATAGTGTAGCGGAGTAGAAAATAAAAACCCCGGCGGGTAGGCCGGGGTCGGTGTCCTCACGCAGTCCGTAGATTATCAGGACTTGCTCAGATCGAAGGTAGGCGTGGAGCTGGGGCGGAAGGCAATCTCCACGCTCTGGCCGTCGTCGGGGTTGACGGTGAGGCTGGCCGAGGTGACGATCACAGGAACAGTGATCGAACGGCTCTTGGTGTCATCGACCGTACCGCCAGAGATGATGCGGTCGATGTAGAGCTTCATCGTCGCACCAGCCTGACTGGACTGGATCACGTCCTCGACCATCCGGCTGGCGAGGGTGGTGTCGTCATCGGTGGTATATACCGTGGCGGAACCAGAACCATCCGCGAAGCCGGTGATATAGGCGCGGAAGGGGGCATATTGGCCGGGGGTCTGGCCAATGGTGGTCACGTCGATTTCGGAACGGGTGATCTCGAAGCTCCACTCACGAACCGATCCAACAGCGACAGGTGCTGCATAAGCAACCTTGAAGACGTTGGGGGCAACGATGGTGCCGTCGTCGGTGATCGTGATAGTCGAGCCGCCCGAGGTGGCGGAGACCTGCAGAATTCCGGTGCTAGCGGTGTAGGCAATCACGTAATAAGTGGTGCCTGCGGTGATACCGGCGGGAAGGGTCCCAGTTCCAGCGGCGCCGGTTTCGGCATTGATAACCGAGAACTTGACGGGATCGCCAACCTTGAGGTTCAGGTACGAGGCAACGGTGATCTCGTCGTTGAGAACGTCGACGTCAGCCTCAACAAAGGTGCCGGTGGTGCCAGCAGGGGAGTAGTACAGGGCGCCGGAGGTGCCCGAAAGGACGGTGGCCATGGTTAGTACCGAGAAGTGGACAAGAACGCGGGCACTGCCCGGCTCAATACAGGTTAGCTCCGGTGGAGTTCGGTATTAAGAGATAACCTGCGCTTGAAATCCGGCTTCCATACGAGACACAAAGAACGGGGTAAATGCGCGACGAGATTGTTGGTCCGGGGTTGTGCCACCAAAGTCGGGGCTAAATGTTGGACCTTCGATGCTACGTGTACGAACGTAAATGCCTGTTGCCGGTTTTGGTGTGTCGTTAATGGTCTGCAGAACGGTGAACGCCGTATTGACAAGCACCTGGTTGCGAGCAGGACCTTTTCCTTTTGGTGTATAGGTTCGAACGACGACGACACCACGGATTTGATCCAAGCTGCTTGTCAGAGAGGCTTCGGTAGTCAAGCCAAATTGGATGTTTACATGGACAAACTCTTCAGTGCTGTCGGCGTCATAGTTAATGACGTTATCGAAATAGACCGGAACAGCAGGTGATAAACCGTTGTAAGCGGCAACAAGAGGACCTTCGAGAGCAGCGCGGACAGCTTGGTAGTTCATTAGATAGTCCTCATTACTTTGTCCATGGTTACTTGTATCGTTTTACCTAATTGCCCACCCCCAAAGTAGTTTGAGTACCAGTCAAGTGGGGCTGTGCTGCTGTTATTGCCTGTCCCTGATAATTCTCCTCGGCGTCCGCCTTCCGGGCGCGTACCGTACCTGCGCCTCTTAAGAGGAGTACCCAGATTTTCTAAATCGCTATCAAAAGGTGTGTAAGGTACTAGGTCTCGCGCCTCGTCCGCGTAAGGGGAAAAGTTGGTAATAGTAAAAACTACTTTGTCTTTGGTATACGTAGTGCGTAGGCGAGTGGATAATGCCTGCCTTCCGGTAAAGGGTGCTGTGTCAAACTTAATAGCTTGAGGTTTCCCTGGTGCACCGGTTCCCCGTGCTGTTTGACCTTGCGGTCCTTTTATTTCCCAAGAGTTACTGAACTCGCCTGTCCACTGAGGACCTCTTGCTTGTAAATCCTCTACAACTTTTTCGGCACACAAAATGGGTCCGATAAGTGTCGCAGAACCGCTTACACGATCCAATTCCTTAAGTAGGTCCCAAGCACCGTTGCGTCTAGCCATTATTGGGGCCTCAATAAGATGGTGTGGACGATTGGGTTTTCGCCGCGAGATGTCTTGCAGCTGATAATGCGACCCGTGCGTGTTACAGCGTTCTCGCTGTACTGGATGCGGTCTCGGATGCTGGGTGAATACGCTCCAAGCTCGGCGTTACCGATGATGACTTTTAAGTCGTTGGTTTGGTAAAAACTCTCGAACTCCTCGGGGTTAGCAGAAAAAATCAAGGCTCGGACTGTGATGCTGGTGTCCGCGCCACTGACTTGGCCTGTTGTGGTGTTGTACGTCGGAGAGGTATTGGCTTTTAAGTAGGTCACGTCTTGCCCCCATTGCGCCAGTAGTTGGGCGGGAAGGGCGGCAAAAGTGGCATCTACAAGGCTCATATCAACCTCGATATAGACGGACCGCATAGTTGGCCGCGCCACCCATGCAGTAAACACCTAAATAACTTTGCAGCCAAGGGTAAACATCGAAGACGTTGTTGATGACGCCGCTGGTTTGGCTGGATTTGTTGTACTTGACTTTGAGATCGCCCAGTTCCACGGCGTCATAGATTCCGCTGGTGCCGGTGGTGCCGGTGATGGCGTCGGTGTCATTGGCAAGGGCACGTGCCAGCTCATAGGTGGCGGTGTCAATGCCTGCTGGAATCAACGTGCAGGCAAGTTCGATGCCGTCAACCTTGTAATTCTCACGCGGCCACTTCAACGCTTGGGTCTCGCTACAGCGGTCGCCGTAAAAGCTCAGAGCGTCGATCCAGCGCGTTGCGGAGATCAAGGCACGGGTTTTCTGGTCCTCAGTCTTGTCGTCCCACGTGCTGGAATCCGGCACAGTTTCAAAATATGTATCGGCATCCTCCAGCGTCACGTAGCTGTTGGCCGACGCGCCTCCCAAAGTGGCATCAATAGTCGCGGCCACAGTTACATCAATCTTTGTTTGAGTCTAGCGCTGCTACGCGGCCTTCTCATCCGTGGAGGTGGGGCCAAAATTTTGGCGTGGTACACCTGCGCTCCGTCCATTTCCAGGTCGGCTACGCGCTCTAGGTGGTCGCCGTATTGGATGTCTTCATGCCAGCGGCGACTATTCTGTAACACGTAGAGCCTTACCAGTTGCATGCCCGCTCGTAAAACTGCTGACGCTGAAGCCAGCGTAAAGGTGGAAGCACCTAAAACCAACACTGCTCTCCCCGGTAAGGAGGTACGGAAATTGGAAGATGTGGCGCTGGAAGTACGCCGGCTGCGGGAAGAGGAAGGTCTTGATACTTCCGAAATCCGCGAAAAGCTCCAGGTCAGTTATGACGTGCTTAATCAGCTGATTTTGCAGTCATACAAAAGCACCATGAATACTCCGGTGGTGTTTGAGGTGCAGGAGAAGATTCGGCTTGGTATTGAGGACTGAGCATTAAAAAAGGCCCCCGGTTTGGGGGCCTTTCGCTTGTCCTGAAAGATCAGGAGTAAGCGGTGGTATCGAAGGGGGTGTTGACCAGCAGACGGGCCACGGGGACCATCTTGGTGGTGCTGTACACCAGGCTCCAGGAACCGGTTGCGGCAAGGTTACCGGTGGTGGAAGCGTTGGTGGGGTTGTCGCCAGCAGCGGCCCACTTGGTGCCGGTCACGTGGTAACCGTAGTGGTAGTCGACGGCCAGCACGTCCTGCATGGACAGGATGTTGCGGTCTGCAGCCAGACGCAGATCCTGTTGGATGCCCTCAGACACCACGCCGGACTTGAACAGGTACACGGGGTACTTCACCGCATGGGTAGCGGTAC